ATAACGGAAGTTATACGATTTGTGAGGTTAATTCAGCTCCAGGGTTTGAAGGTATGGAAAAGTATACAAATAAAAATATAGCGGTTGAAATGGTAAATTATGTGGTTAAAAAAATTGGTGGTTGACGGGTATATCATTCTTCCTTTTTGTAATTACCATAGGTAAATATCGGGAAATTAAAAAAATGAACAAATTATTTTTAGCAATTATAATATTAATAGTAAGTAATGTTTTAGCGTGGTATCAATTAAACGCTCAATTCAAATGGACTGAAAGTCCTTTTTGGAATAATGCATATTATATGTCAATATTTGGTATTCCAGTTGGATATGCGTTTTTTATCGCAACAAAACTTTGTTATGAACATTTTGGTTTCACTTGGAATATGAGAATGATTGGATTCGGAGTTGGAACATTGGTGTTTGGTATAATGTCTTGGTTAATGTTAGACGAAATACCAACATTAAAAACTATTATATGTATTTTATTAGCAGTAGCAATTATATTAATTCAAGTAACAAACTTAATGGAGTAAGATTATGGCAGAACAAGAAATAGCAACAAGAGTTCCACCAGGTGATAGGTGGAAAATGGTAGGTTCAGATGTATTATATTTGAGTTTAACAGATACATTAAATTCAATTTATATGAAACACGAAGTATCAGAGTTTCGTATTGATGCAAAAAAAGGTGTTATCTATATTGATGACGGAGTGAAAGTTGAACCAGTTATAGAAACATATAGTTTATATGGGGAGAGATAATGAGAATAGGAATTGATGTAGACGGGGTATTGAGAGACTTTGTGAGTGCCTTCAAAGGAGTTGTTGGACAAGAATATCCAAACGCTCAAATACCAGAAATGATTTCAACTTGGAAATTTGAAGATGAGATAACAGGATTATCACGAGAAGAAATCAAAGAGATTTACAAAGAAAAATTTTCTAAACAATGTTTTCAAGATGCATTACCATTCCAAGAAGCAGTTCCAGCCTTTTGGACACTTGAAAAATGGGCAAAACAAGAGGGACACGAACTAATAATAGTTACTTCACAGATACCTGTAAATAGACATTACACTTTATCGTGGTTAGGTAAGTATAGTTTATGTCCAAGTGAAGTTATCTTCGCGAGAGGAAAACATAAATGGATACACGATATCGATTATTTGATTGATGATTCACCTGTTAATCATTCATATTGGGTAAGAAATAGAAAAAAAGAAAAAGACAATTTTATCATATTTAATAGAAGTTATAATCAAGAGGCCGATTCTAAATATAGAATTGATTCTTTATTAGATATTAAAAAAATTGTAGGAAGAGGTTAATTATGAAGTATAAAATTACATTAGATGATTTAAGGTTGATAGGTATTGGATTTATTCCAGCCGTTGTATTTCTTTATATTGTATATTATTTAGCATATTACTTATGGTGGGTGCCATTTTTAATAGTATTTCCAGCCTTAGCATACTTTCTTGGTGTGGTTTTTGAGGAAAAAGTAATGATAGTTTATTATACAATAAAAAAAGCACTTGACAAATAAGAAATAAAATGGTATATTAGTAATATTTTTAATACTTATGTCAAAAGAAGTAGAGAGAGTTATGGATAAAAAAACAAAAATATGGAGTGTAGGTGAAGGTATATCAGTTGTTCATATACAAGATGAAACATTGTATATGAAAATAAGAGATACCTTAAAACTAAGAAGACAAAAGAAATGGACACCAGCTGTTTATATGAAAGAAGGCATTATTTACGCTTGGGATTTACATTTAGATAAAAAACAATTAGACACTGCTAAAGAAATTATTAAAAAACATAAATAAAGGTTATTATGGAAACAAAACAGATTGTAATATATCCGAATGATATATTATCAACACCAACAAAGAAAACAGATTTAGAAACAGCACAAAAGATTGCAGTTGATTTATTTAAAACACTTGCTAAAGCAGGTGGTTTAGGTTTATCAGCAAACCAGATTGGTGAGGATAAATCAGTTTGTGTTGTTAATGTGACAAATCCTTTTTTCTTACTTAATCCTAAAATAGTAAAGAAAGAAAAAGAGATTGTTTATAAAGAAGGTTGTTTGTCTATTCCAGATAAAATGGTAAGAACAAACAGATATGAAAAGATTTGGGTTGAAGCAGATAATGTTGACGATACACTGGTATTTGGACCAGAAAAAGGTAATCAAGTAGATAATGATGTATTGGTATTAGAAGCAATTTGTGTTCAACACGAAATAGACCATTTAAATGGTTTAACTATATTTGATAGAGAATATATACCAGAACAATACAGACGAACTGAAAGAAAGTATGGTAGAAATGAAAAAGTTATAATTTCAAAAGGAAAGGAAACTCTTACATTAAAATATAAAAAGAGTCTTCCTTATTTGGAGAAGGGTTGGAAGATAAATGAATAAACATCAAGTTTTAGAGTTATTAATTGACGCAATTGAAATGGAAGATTGGTCATTGGTAGAAGAAGCAATCAAAGTTATTAAGGGTGAAGATGAATATGTAGAGATTTTGGACTTTGATGAGGAAGACGAAAACGATATATACTAATAGTTAATTTAGTAAATACAGGAGAATATTATGTTTAGGAAAATAGTTGTCACACTTATGTTGTTATTTATATTTAATGGTTATGTATATGTGAATCTCTTTGAAGATTATAAGAAACATCACATAAGAGAATTAAGTTTTTATAAAAATAGAATTATAGAATTAGAATCGGTTGTAGACGAATACAAGTTGGAAGGATTAGATGTTACAGTAACTATGTATCATCCAATATATCCACAAACGGACAAGACACCAAGTATTACAGCAGATGGGACAAGGATTAGTATTAAGAATGCAAGTGAACACAAGTTTGTAGCACTTTCAAGAAATCTTTTAAAAAGATGGGGTGGCCCATTTGACTATGGAGATTTTATATTTTTACGCGGAACAGATGGTAAAGATGGCGTATATCAAGTAAGAGATACAATGAATAGACGATATATAAATTACATAGACATCTTAGAAAGTCCAGGAACAGAACCATACAAGTTTGATAACGCAACTATTATTAAGAAAAATATTGATAGTGATTTTGTATTTATAAGTGATACAAAATAATTTGTATTTTAGGAAAAGTATATTATATTTATTATTGAAGATAATTAACAATTAAAAATTTATTTATGAAAACAGGTTATACACACAAATTATACGGAAGACGAATACTACATATAATGTCACCAGTCAGGTGGAAAGGTAGTAAACATATCGTTCACGCAGATTCAAACTATAAGGTAATGGCCAAAACTATTAAATGGTTACCTATGTGTCATCACACAATATTAACTCCTGAAAATCATACAATACCAGATTTAGGAGATAATGTAACATTAGTTCCATTCCCCTATGCTCAATCAGTATTATTTAATCGTGGGTTCTTTCACGGAAGACATTTAGTAAAACATACAGATTGGAGAGCAAAAGATTTTGACTTTGTATTCAATCATCAACCAGAGTTATTATATAATGTTTATAATGCGTTATTAACTGGTAGATATGGTATGACGGTAGATTCATTTAACTTTTTCCATTGGGTTGATTGTGCAAAGAGTAGACCAACTGGTGGCTATCCAGTTGGATTTTTCAGACAATTAGAAGCTATTGATTTGTCGTATCGTTCATATTTCCATTGTCCTGTTAGTTTAGATTATATGAAATCTAATTGGGATAAAAATGAACACACAACAACAGGTGTTGATGACAAAGTAATGAAAGAGAAAATAAATTATTTTCCATTAGGTGTTGGTAATTTACCTGAACCAGAACCATTTCCATTACCCGATAAAAAGATTTTAGTGTTCAATCACAGATGGAACAACACAACAGGTATAAAAAAATTAATAAAATTTACAGAAGATTTAGATAGAGATGAGTGGTTAGTTTGGGTAACTGATGATGAGGCAAAAAAACCAAAGGCAGGTGCACCAGCACCAGATTGGATGATGGTTAAGAATTTGCCAAGTGGTGGAAACTATCGTTATCTATTGGACAAATGTTTTGCAAGTTTATGTTTTGTAGATGATTATATGACTTGGAATTTATCAGTTCAAGATGCGATTAAAGTTGGTAGACCAAGTTTAACTTTCAAACACAACACACACGAGTATGTATTGGGTAAAGATTATCCATTATATTTTAAAGATAAAAAATCATTTAAAGAATTGTTAGGTAATGTATCAGTTGGACAAACATTAGATTGGACTTTACCAGAACACGACAAACAATTTGAAGAAAATTTGGTTGGTGATTTAATTCACGCGTTAGAAAATAGTAAAAAGAAAACTATTAAGAACACTAAATCGGGTATTGAGTGGTTATATCATATTTTACAAGGAAATGGATATAAGAAAAATTTACTTCACAATTCACACCCAAATTTATTTTTAAGCAATTCTTGGGAGAAAATTAGATTATGGTGTTTGAGTAAAGGGGTATTAGATACACCAACAAAAGAATTTACAAAGTTATGGATTCCTGATGAAAAACGAGATGAAATACAGAAACTTGTTGATGAAGTAGACGGAGTAACAGAAACGGGTAAAAAATTAGAACATTCATTAAAAGACCCAACTTTTAATGACAAAGAAAATCAATGGTGGTAAAATGAGAGAATTAACAGCAGAAAAAATACAAGAAAATTACGATACATTAATTAATACTATTCAGTTATATATAACTGGGGATAGAAAAGATAAAGTAATAAAGATGCACGATGATATGAAAGACAGATTTATGATGGCTCCCGCGAGTGCTAAAGAACACTATCATAACGCAATGTATGGTGGTTATGTAGACCATATTTTAAGAGTAGTAGATTTATCATTAAAGATAAAAGATTTATGGGGACAGAACGGGTGTAATATAGATTTCACAGATGAAGAATTAGTTTTTTCAGCAATTCATCACGACTTAGGTAAAGTTGGTGATTTAGAAAACGATTATTATATTCCACAAGATAATGAGTGGAGAAGAAAGAATATGGGAGAAATCTTTACACACAATCCAAAGTGTGAATATATGTCAGTAACAGATAGAGCGTTCTTTCTATTACAACATTATAATATTCCAATTAGTCAAAAAGAATTTATCGGTATTAGATTAACAGACGGAATGTATGAAGAAGCAAATAAAAGTTATTATGTAGCTTATAAATCAGAGTTCCAACTTCGTTCAGCAATACAATATGTATTACACCAAGCTGATATGATGGCTTCTCAAATTGAAAATCGTTTAACAAAAGATTCAATTGAGAAAGACGAAACAGAAGTATATGAACGAATACAGAATATACAAGAAGCGATTGGTAATGAAGAAAAGATTAAAGAAGAAAAACCAAAAATAACAAAAGATTTGTTTGAGGAATTATTTGGAGAGAAAAAATGATAGTAGAAATAATGTTAGGAATTTTTGTAGTAGCGTGTTTAGTTGAAGGTTATGTTATTTGGAACTTAATGTTGAAACAAGAACAACTTGAAGACTGGACAGAAAGTTATATACAAAAAATAGGTGATGTGAATAGAAATATAGATGAAATTGATTATAAAGGATATTTTGAAGCAGATGATGAAGTCGGTCAGATATTTGGACAAATAAAAGATGAAGTCAATTCACTCGAAGAACTAACTGAAATCGCACGACAGGAGGACTAATGGGGCGTAAGAGAAAGAATTATTATTTTACAGATGTAACAGAAAAGGCAATTATTCGTTATAATAATGAGAAAAGACCTTTTATGAGAAATAGAATTTATAATGACCACATAGCTGCCGCTTTTGACAAGTTAGTTGAAAATATAATTCATACATTTAAGTTTTATTATTTTGATGTTCCTTCAGAAGAAGTGAAACACGAAGTAGTGAGTTTCTTGGTTATGAATATGCATAAGTTTACAGAAGGTAAAGGAAAAGCGTTCTCTTATTTTAGTATTGTAGCAAAAAATTATTTAATTTTACATAACAATAACAATTATAAAAAAATGAAAACACACGATAAGATTGATGTGTTGGATTGGGACAGAAGTATTCAAACAGAAATAAAACAAAAAGATACAAATAATGCATATAATGAGTTTGTATCACAAATGTTAGAATACTGGGACAATAATATGAATGTAATATTTAGACGACAAAAAGATATTCGTGTCGCCGACGCAGTATTACATATTTTTAGAATAAAAGGTAATATAGAAAATTTCAATAAAAAGGCGTTATACATTTTAATCAGAGAAATGACGCAGTCAAACACACAACACATTACAAGAGTTATCAATGTAATGAAAAAATATCAGAAAGGCATTTACAGAGAATTTCAAGTAAATGGATTCATTGATACAAAGACCACAGGGTCATTTGTAATCCATAATTAATATATACCATTATTTATTTAAAGAATTATCCTAATTTATTAGGATATGTGAGTTCAATAATACGGAGGATATAAACTATGAAAGATATCGTAACAACAATAAAGGGATATGTAGATGATTTAGTTCAACTAATGTTTTCTCTTATTGCCATAGGAGTTGTCGCAGGAATATTATTTCCAAACGGATTTCTTGGTATAGATGTTATAGGTAATGTAATATTACTACTTAATAAGTTCTTTGATGCTGGTTTTGCCGGTTTCATCGCTTTAGTAATGTTACTTGGTTTATTTCGTAAGTAGGAACACGAAATAGAAAGCAATAAAATCCTACATATTGCTTAATTAAAAAGGGAGCAAAGTATTAATTTATTTTGTTCCCTTTTTTTGTTTCCATATATTTATTACCAAAGGATTACATTTATGTCAAACGATTATGAAATATTTAAAGGTAAATCGTTAGCTTCTCTCTTTGAGGATATTTATCAAAACCAAAACTACAACAGAAAACAATTAGATGTTTTAATGAAAAATATCACATCAATGATTAAAGATGGCGATACAGCAGTTCAAATTGTTCCAATGATTAAAGAATATTTAGAAATTAATGTTCGCAATGATGAATTGTTGGTTAAGTTAGCAGCTATTGTTCAAAAGATTATATCAGCAGAGAATAGAGTAGGTTCGGAAGACGAATTCGGTTTATCTGAAATAGAAAAAGAACAGATATTAAAAACCATAGTGGAACACGATACTATGGATTTACAAAGTGCATCTGATAAAATTACAAAAGAAATAAGTTCTAAAAAAGATTAAATAAAATGCCTTAGAAAAGAAAAGTTAATAATATAGCACTCGGGAATACAAACGAGTTTTTTAATAAAATCAAAAACGAAGTAAAAAGTTTAATAAAATCAGAAGAATTTGAATTTTATGAACTTGAATTATTTGCAGTAATAGATATATTATTAGAGGAAAAAGAACTACCAAGAAGAAGGGGTGCAAGAGATTGGAAATATTATGGAGCTATTCGAGGGGATTGGATTAATGATAGTTCTAAAAAGATTTCACCAAAGGGAGAACAATGGGTATTACCATTAGACCCACATATTAAAAGATATCCTGTAATTGGTGAAAATGTTGTTTGTGTAAATTATCTTGGTAGAACTTATTATTCGACTATACTTAATCACCAAAATAATCCAAATAATAATATTATGACAGGTTTAGTCAAGAAAGGTAATTTTGGAACAGCTAGTCCAACAATTTCTACCGTACCAACATTTAATAAACCAGTAGTAGCAAATCCTGGTGATATCGTTATTCAAGGTAGATTTAATAATTCTATTAACATAGGTTCTCAAGATATGGTGGGTTCTTCAATTAAATTAGTTGCTCACGGAAGTTGGACAGATAGAGGAAATCCAACTTATGATTTAGAAAAAGATGCAGCTTCTATTTATATACAAGATGGTGGAAATGTAAAAGTTAAGAATCCAAATAGTAAATTAGGTTCAAATATAGTTACTGGTAGAAAGATTGTGTTAGATGCAGATTATATTGTAATTAATGCTAAAAAACAATTGAAATTACAAGGTGCAGATTTAGTAGAAGTAGTAGGTGGTAATACAGAAATTAAACATAATAAAGGTGGAAAGATATTTACAGGTGAAACTGAAAAAGCGATTGATGAATTACGAGAAAATTTTTCTCGGAAATTAGTTGATGAGTTTGAAAAAACCAAAGAAGAATTTTTAGAAGCATCAGTAAAAACTCGAGAAGCTTTTAATAAAGGAATTCAAGATTTAAAAGACCTTGATGACAAAATTTCAAATGCTTATCAAGATATTGAAAAGAAAGTTGAAATGTTAAGAAATACATCATTCACTTTAAATGCAGCAGAATTTACAAAGTTAAATGAAAAGGTGGTGAAATTAACAAAAAGATTAGCAGAAACACCACCGAATGACCCTGTTGGTATAGCGTTGGTAGTAAAAGATTTAGTAGAAGTATTAAGAAGCTATGCAACATTAGATTTTATAAATAAAGATATCGTAACGATAGAACAAAAGAAGTAGGAGTAAATAATGAAACAAGGTAAATTAGTATCATTAATAAAAGAAGTAGTTAGAAACGAGGTTAAAAAACAGATAACCGATATACTTATTAGTGAAACAAATATTCCCGAAACAAAACCAGCAGTTAAAAAGAAAAAGGTTGTGGAAAAGAAATATACAGACAATCCAACACTTAATAAAATTCTAAATGAAACTGCACAAAGTCCAAAAGATATGGAAGAATATCCAACATTAGGCGGGGGAACTTTCGATTCAAGTAGAACAACTGAATTGTTAGGATATGGAAGCGGTTTAGGGAATGATGAAATTAAACGAGAAGTAGCCGCGGCAACCACAATGAGAGATGCAGGGATTAATCCTGAAGCAGCTCCAGAACATTTAAAGGATGCATTAACGCGAGACTATTCTGATTTAATGAAAGCTATAGATAAGAAAAAAGGTAAATAATGGCAAGTGCAAGAGAAAATGATTTAAACCCAGATACTAAAATAGGTTTAGAGTTACCTTTCGCAAGAAGTAGAACAGGTCTATTCGGACTAACAGAAACTACTTTAGAACAAGCAGGACATAACATAAAAAATTTGTTATTAACTGCAAAAGGTGAAAGAGTAATGCAACCTGATTTTGGTTCTGATTTGAGAGCGTTATTGTTTGAACAAGCCGATGAAGATATTGAGGAAAGAATTGAAGAAACAATATTAGAATCAATTTCTACTTGGTTACCATACATTTCAGTTGAAAAAATTGATATCATAGAAGATGAAACAACCCCTAACTTAATGAAAGTTAATTTAAATTTTTATTTAAATTATGACCCACATAGGTTTAATACAATAACTTTGGATATTGAAGGAGAATAAATAAATGCCAAATGTAAGAAAAGATGTAAAATATTTAAATAAAGATTTCTCTCAATTTAGAAGTAATCTTATAGAATTTGCAAAACAATATTATCCAAATACACATCAAGATTTTAACGAATCATCACCAGGTATGATGTTTATCGAAATGGCATCTTATGTAGGTGATGTTATGTCTTATTATGTTGATTCACAATTTAAAGAATCTTTATTAGGATATTCAGAAGAATTAAGAACACTTTATTCAATGGCACAAACCTTTGGTTATAAACCAAGATTATCAGCTCCTTCAAGTGTTAAAATGGAAGTGTTCCAATTAGTTCCTGCAAAATGAAGTGGTAATAATGTAGAACCAGATTATGATTATACATTAAATATACCAGTTGGAGCGAGAATCGAATCTACTAATGGAACAACATTTAGAACTACACAAGATTGTAATTTTAAGTATGACTCAATACGGTCACCAAGAAATGTAGAAATATTTGAACGAGATACAAATACACAGACACCCACATTTTATTTACTTAAAAAAGAAGTTCAGGCTAAAAGTGGTAATGTAGTATCAGAAAACCACACATTTGGTGGAGCAAAAAAATATTCAAGAGTTAAATTATCTAATCAAAATGTTATAGAGATAATAAGTGTAAGTGATACAGATGGGAATAGTTGGTATGAAGTTGATTCATTAGCACAAGATACAGTATTTGACGAAACAGAAAACACTACTAATAATGACCCGACTTTAGCACAATATTCTGGTAGTGCTCCATATTTATTAAAATTAAAAAGAGTAGCAAAAAGATTTACAACATTTAGACGACCAGATGCTAGAATGGAATTACGATTTGGAGCAGGAATTTCTGATAATCCAGACGAAGAAATTATTCCAAACCCAGATAATGTAGGTTCAAACTTATCAGATAGTCCTACAAAATTATTTGAATCATTCGACCCTACTAATTTCTTAAAAACAAAAACATATGGACAAGCACCAAGTGATACAACATTAACTATAACTTATTCATATGGTGGTGGAACGACAGATAATGTTCCTTCTGGTGATATTACAAAGATAGCAGGAATTAGTTTTGAAATAGATACTACTGCATTAAATTTAACAACGGTAGAATTAGCAAAACAATCAGTAGCCTTTTCCAATCCTGAAGCATCAAGTGGTGGTCTTGGAGCAGAAACACCAGAAGAATTAAGAGAAAATATTAAAGCACATTTCCAAGCACAAGGTAGAACAGTTACAAAGGAAGATTATATTGTAAGAACTTATTCATTACCAGACAAATATGGTAATGTATCGAAAGCTTATATCGTTCAAGATGATGTTCTATCCGACAACGATACAGAACAACCACAAAAAAATCCATTAGCATTAAACTTATATATTCTTGGATATAATAGTAATAAGTTTTTAACAAGTGTTAATGATGCGGTAAAAGAAAATTTAAAAACTTATTTAACAAGATTTAGACCAATTACTGATGCAGTAAATATAAAAGATGGATATGTTATTAATATTGGTGTTAATTATTCAATAGTTACGACAAATAATTCAAATCATCAAGATGTATTACTTAAAGTAAATGATTTAGTTAAGAATTATTTTGATATTGATAGATGGCAAATAAATCAACCAATTATACTTTCAAGACTACAGAATGAAATAACAAGTATTGAAGGAGTAGCATCAGTTACAAATTTACAAATTACAAATAAATATAAAACTGCTGATGGATATGGTGGTAATGTGTATGATATAGATTCAGCAAATAAAGGTGGAATAGTATATCCAGCACTTGACCCAAGTATCTTTGAATTAAAATATCCATTAAAAGATATTAGTGGTACTGTCGTTGGTGGTGAAAACAATAGTGGAGGACAATACTAATGCATTTCTTTAGTTTCGCAGAAAAAGACGCAACACTTTATGAGGGTAGTGCAACCCAAAGTAGAAATACTGGATTAGATGAAATATTAGAAGTTCGTAAAGATATGAACGCAGATGGTTCAGTAGTTAATGTGTCGAGAGTTTTAGTAAAATTTAATTTAGCAAACATTTCATCTTCAATTGTAGCAGGAACTATTCCTGAAAATGCAAAATACTATTTAAATTTATATGACGCTAGTTCAACAGAATTAACAACAAGTCAATCTTTATATGCACACCCAGTAAGTCAATCTTGGGTTCAAGGTGATGGAAGATTTTTTGATAAACCAGCTACAACAGAGGGAACTTCTTGGAGATACCGAGATGGTGAAAATACAGGAACTCAATGGGTAAGTGGTTCAAACAATACAGGTGGAACTTGGTTCGCAGGAAGTGGTTATGAAGCATCTCAATCATTTAATCACGAAACAACAGATATGAGAATGGATGTTACAGATATTGTGAAAAAATGGATAAGTGGTTCAATACCAAATGAGGGCTTTATGTTAAAGCGTTCAGGTAGTGTTGGTAATACATCATCTTCATTAGATGAAGGAAGCACAGATAGACTTGGACATTACGCATTCTTTTCAAGAGACACACATACAATCTATCCACCAAAATTAGAAGTGGTATATGATGATTCATCATTTTCTACTGGTTCATTATCAACATTAGATGCAGATGATGTAGATGATGTCGTTGTTTATATGAAAGGTTTAAGAGACGAATATAAAGAAAAATCAAAAGTTAAATTTAGAGTATATGGTCGTGAAAGATTTCCAGCAAGAACTTATTCAACGAGTTCACAAAATCTAACGGTAAAATTTATTCCAAGTAAAAGTCAATACTCGGTTAGAGATGCTTTAACAGAAGATACAATAGTTCCATTTTCAACAGGTTCTTATTTAAGTTGTGACGGGACAAGTAATTTTTTCAGATTAGATTTAAACGCATTTCAACCAGAAAGACACTATCGTTTCCTTTACAAAGTTGTAAGTGGTAGTGGAAATACACGAGTAGAACATATACTTGACGAAGACCATATATTTAAAGTAACGAGGTAAACAAATGCCTTATACCAAAGAAGAACTAAAAGCTTATCAATTTCATTTAGATAGAGTTCAAAATCAAAGACTAAAATATAATGAGTATTTGGATGACCCAACAATAAGTGCACCAAGTAGTAGAAATCATATTGTTGCGAGTGGAAGTAATACTTTAATAAGTTTTGAAGATATAGATGAAGAAAAAAGAAAACAATCCCCTTTTCGTAGAGTAGGATTGGACGCAGATAACCACAAAATTGAAAAAGTAAATCAATATCCCACATTTTATAAAGATGAAAAGTATGATAATACAATAGAGAGTGAAATTAATTCGTTAATACCAACACCACCTTCTCTACCAACAGTTCAGTTAGCCAATGCACCAAACGATAATGTTTTAAACCCGTCAAAAAAGAGTTCAAGTGGAATCACAATTACACCAACATTACTAACACCATCAAGAACAAAACCAAACGAAAGAACAGACGGTTATACTATTGATTTATTAAATGGTGATATTATTGCATTAGAGGGTTGGACAGAATCACAATCAGAACACGGACTTCAAGTTTATTATTTAGAAAAAAATCGTAAAAGACGATTTCCAACTATGAAAATACTAAATTCATATAGAGGAACTTTATTAGGCCCACATATGGATTTAGAAATTTTAGTTATAGAAAAAGATGAATTAGATTTTATTTTATCAGGACAACCAATGGAATTTAACACGAAATAGAATTATGGCAAGAAACACATCAAGATTGAAAAACACAGACTTTGAAATTCTATATACAGGAACTTCAATAAGAAAAGGGGTTTTACCTACGGTAGATTCCCCACCATTTGGCGAAAGTGAAAAAGATTATATAGAAATGTTAGTTTCTACAACGACTGGAACAATATTGGATTCGTTTATTATAGCTCGTGGAGTAGAAGTAAATCAGCATTTTGATGAAGGTGGTAAATTTGTTAAAATAAATCCAGGAATATTTTTAAGAGAAAAAGGATATTTTTCTGGTGATTATAATATAGAATTTAATTTTTTACGAGAAATAGCCGGTTCAGTAGATGATACTATATTATTAGATAAAGATAATAAACCTTATGACGGCCCTATGTTTATTGATGATGATGGAAATGTTCTTAAATCCGAAATAGAGATAATCAATGATGAAGAAGTAGTAAAACCAGTTAAATATAGTTCAAAGATTTTATTAAGAGAAGTATCATTAAAATATTATATTGATGAAATATCAAGTGATAGAACAGAACTTAGGTTATTACCTTTTTCAATAGATGATAAAGTTTATAAACAAGAATTTAAAGGTATAGGTAAAGAAAAAATAGTAATTACATATGACAACACTATCAACGCGCCTGCAGAAAGTGATGGAGAACAGAGTAGATTTAGAATTGTAGATTATGAAAATATGGATGATAAGTTAAGAAAACAATTTGAGGGTGGAGAATTAGTAGTTTCAGATGCATATGAAATAGTAGATTTAACAGATGTTGATGAAAATGTAAATTTCTTAGTTGGAGAAGAAACAAAAAACGGATTTCTAACTTGGGGTGATAATTGGAAAGGACTTGTTAAAGGAGGAAAATCAAATAATTATCGAATACACGGTGGTGATAATAATGCTTATGTAGATGTTCCTAATGCAAATCACCCAGTATCACAACTTAGAGGTGGATATATAAAGGATTTTGTAATAACTCACGAAGACCGTAATGATGTAGATGATTGTTTATTTGAAGAAATAGGACAAGGAGACAATTCAAGTTATACATCAGGAAAAGCATCAGAAGATTTTATGTCTAAGAGAGCAAGTTTAGGAGTTGGAGACGATAGAAGTTTCTTTTTGGGTGGAGCTGCAATTATGGGATATAACCACTATGAGAAGTATGGTTTTCCACTTTGGATAAGAGTAAAAGGAGAACTTACAAAATTAAAAGGTGCAAAATTAACAATCAATATAGACGGAGAAGTGATTGGTGGAACTAACGGAGCCTCTCAAACAAAATTTACAGGACAAAAAATCACAACATTTAATGGGGAAGACACATTTGTAAGAATACTAACACCAATGGATACAACAGATGATGATGGTAATGACGCAAGAGCAGGAGTTTTAGTTAATTTAAGTGTAAAATTTGAACACGAACTTTGGACTGGTTATATAGATAGAAATAATGTTTTTGCTATAGCCCCTGATGATGCTAAGGATGCTTACAAGAACTTTGTTAATGCTGGATTTGAAGGAGGCCGTTCATAATGGATTTTAAATTAAAATATGGGCCAAATTTTTATGTAGATAATAATATTAATTTATTTACTATCACAAATGAGGTAAGTAGAGGGAAATTTACACTACAAGCAGATTTTAGTGAAGCACCAGAAGGTCAACACTCACACAAAATTGATTCAGTAGTTTGGAAAATAAAAAGAAATAGTGGAACTGGTGGAACAACATTAGTTTCAGAAGACCAAACAAATACAAACCATCTTGAAAAAGATATGAAGTCTTTTGGAACTGGTGATTATACAATAGAACTTTTATATACATATAGTTATAGACTTCAAGATTTTGACGGTACAGAGATAGTAACAAAAAATGGAACTCTTGATAGTCCTTTTGGTATTATAGATGTTAGTTCTGGTGATGGAGCTGGTGAAGAAGGTGGAGATAGTTCTGACAAAACATCTAATAAAATTTATGTATCATATAAATCTAAAATTAAATCCATAGACAAAGAAGGTGGAATAGTAGAAACTGAGATACCATTTAACAAAGATTCTTATTTAGAAAGTTTAGGTTATTCTGGAAGTTTAAAAGACGGAGCTACACAGAATCAAAAATCAGAGAATTGGGCAATAAATTATAACTCAATGGATGCAAAAAATTTAAATGTTTTATTAAATGTTGATGGAAATAAGTCAGTAATAGTAAATTCTAACATAGATGCCGAAACAACAAAGATAGAACCTTATTCAGTAGTATTAAAAACATACGAACCAATATCACAAGATGTATTTACAAAACAAAAAGTAAATGTTGTAAAAGAGATGATAGAACCTATTAAGGATACTATACGATTAGTTCCTTTTAATGATGCAGACTTAGGTGATAGGTATTTATATCAACCAAATGATAAATCACCAGAGTATATAGACAATTTAAGAACATCTAATAAAACTCAAGAAGATTTACTAACATCAGACAACTTTTTATCGGGTTCATTATTTAATGAGATTTTAAGTGGTAGTAATCAAGCAGATATTAATGTTGATTATAATGATTATGGTAATTTTTCAACCTTTGGTTCAGTAAGAAAACGATTAGAAAATTTCTGGACAAAAATGGAACGATATGAATATTATTCAAAGGAGAGTGGTTCATTAGCCGCATTAACAGCAAGTGGTGTATTTAAGTCAGAGATTGTAAAAAATGAAGAATTAAAAAATGGTATTGTAAATAATTTTGACCACTTTGAAAAATATCTATTCTTTGAAAGTTCATCAGCGAACACAAGTTCGTTTGGATTAGAATTTGATACTTCTTGGCCAAAAGAAAATTCAACAAAACCACACAATCCATTAAGTGTAAGTTCATCTGCAGTTGCAACTTGGTATAACAATAATATTATATCTGCATCTAATTATGACCAAAACAATCCAAATCGTTTAATAAATCTTATACCAGAATATATAAAACGAGATGATAATACAATAACTTATAATACTGCATCATACGATAGTGGTTCAGCACTTTATAACAAAAGAGATGATGCGTCAAATAAACCTTTCTTGGATTTCTTGGATATGACTGGACACTACTTTGACAATGTATGGGTTTATATTAAAGCATTTGAAGACATTTATGATAGAAGAGAAAAACTTAATGAAGGATTATCAAAAGATTTAGTATGGGCAGTTTCAAATGCGTTCGGTTGGAGACAACCATCAGGAAAAGAATTAGTAGATTTACATAGATACTTTAAAGGACAATTTTTAAGTGGTTCAGTTTATAGCACATATTCAGTTGAAACAGAAAAAGATTTAGAAAGAGAAATATGGAATCGTGTTCTTACAAGTATGCCTTATATCTTAAAGACAAAAGGAACAAAAGAGTCAATTCAAGCTCTTGTGAATGCATATGGTATTCCACCAACAATTTTAAGAATAAACGAGTATGGTGGTGCAGATAACAAAGATTATCAACCAACATTTGATATTCAACAACGATTTATGAAAGCATTAGACTTCAAGGGAAGTCAGTATATTTTAAGTCAATGGAAAGAAGCTTCTGGAAGTTTAAGACCACCAGACACAGTAGAGTTTAGATTTAGAACACCTTCATCATCAAATCAAGTATTATTAGCAAAAGATAATGAATTTTTAGTTAGATTAAAAGAAGAAGGTTCAACGACAGATAATAAAGGTCGTGTTGAATTTATATTATCAAGTTCGGCAGGAACTGGTAGTGTAAGTTCATCACTATTTCCTGTTTATAATAACGAATTTTGGTCAGTAGGTGTTACCAGAGAATCAAGTAGTGGATATGATGTAACTTCACCTACACACAGGACTGGTTCATATAATGTATCACAAAGTCTTAAATATAATTTATATGTAAAACAATATGAAGCTGGTAGAAGTAAGATACTTTACGATTCAGCAACAACATTAACGGTAAGTGGTGGAGCCGCGTTAAGTAATTCATTAAATGGACAATGGACAGCGAGTGGTAATTTATATTGGGGTTCAACAGGTTCATTTGGTTCTACATTAGGTGTTGAATTTACAGGTTCATTACAAGAATTAAGACTTTGGAACGCTCCACTTACACAATCAGCGTTTGATAATCATACAGCCGCTCCAAGAGCAATTAATGGTAATCACGCATCTGCATCATTTACAGATTTAATATTTAGATTACGATTAGATGAAAATAAAAATTTATCAACATCATCTGGTTCAAGAAATGTAGCCCCAGACCAAACAACATTTGCAGCAACTTCAAGTGCGTTCCAAACTGGTAGTGCAGTTGGATTTACTGCTAATACTTATGTTAATGTTGAACAAGAAGAAAAAAGGTTGGTGCCAAATGTTGGATTAAATAGAAAGACAAATACAAAGGTTAGGATAGAAAAAAATTGGTTACCAACTGGTTCTTTCCTAAGTCCAGACCATAGAACAGAACTTGGTTCTTATGATACGATGCCATTAGATTCAAATAAGGTAGGAATTTTCTTTTCACCAACAGATGTAATTAATCAAGATATTATCGAGTCAGTAGCAGATATAGATTTTAACCAAGAGATTGGTGACCCAAGAGACCAAAAGAAATTATTTTATAGAGGATTAAAGAAATTAGCAGATTCATACTTCCAAAAATATACAGGAACAAATAGTTTCTGGGATTATATGAGGTTAGTAAAATATTATGACCAGGCTATATTTGAACAAATTAAGAAAGTAATGCCAGCAAGAGTTAAATATAATTTTGGTTTATTAGTAGAACCTACTATTTTAGAACGCTCAAAGAATATAGTTGGTAAAACACCAAGTGTAGAAAGTTTAGTTAAGGTTGGAGAGATAAATGTTGGTTTATTAGAAGCAACTCAATCTTGGAGAAGACCAGTAACATCAATAACTTCATCTTACACAGATTATACAGGAATATTATCAGAAAGTTTCAATAGAGAACAATCAGTTTATTTAATAGGAAGTGCTTCACTTTCATCTTCCCTTGATGATTACAGATACATAAATACTAAAGTTAGAACAAAAGAAGTATATTATCTAACATCAAGTATTTCAGAAAGAAATTATGATATAACACTTACACCTGGTTTATCAAGTAGTGTTATTTATGAACCAGATATATTATTCAATGAAGCGATAATGCCATATTATTCGTCATCAAGAGAACATCCAATTCTTAAAGAAAGAGAGATTTTTTACACGAGTGGTTCAGCAAGAGGGGCAGGAATAGGAGCTACTTCTATACGAATGGAGTTAGCACCATTATCAAGTTCTCTATATCACGCGTATTCATCATCCTTGAAAGCCGCAGAAGTCCAACTACCTTCAGATTATTTATCAGCATTTAGAAGAAGTGGGTTTGAAGGAGTAAAGAATACGATAGACACAACAATTGATGGTGGATTACCAATAGAAGTTAAAGCTTCACAAGGAACTGCAGTGATAACACGAGCAGAAGGTAGTGGTAAAAAACTTGAAGTAATAAGAAAGAAATAATTTAATCAAAAATTTTGTTTTCATATATTTATAATTGACACCAAGAAGTTTCACAAATGAATTCAAAATTACACACAAACAGGAGTATTTAATGGGAGTTTTAGACAATACCACCGTAACGGTTGACGCGATATTAACGAAAAAAGGTCGTGAGTTATTAGCAAAAGGACAAGGTCAATTTAACATAACAAAATTTTCTTTGGGAGATGACGAAATAGATTATAATTTATATGATGTTAGTCACCCAAATGGTTCTAATTTTTATGGAGAAGCAATAGAGAATATGAATCTATTAGAAGCTATTCCAAACGAGAATTTAGCATTAAAATATCCACTTGGTGATATTGAAGCAACCAGTGATGGAGATTCTACAAGTGGTAATTATGTATTATCAGTTAATCCAACATCACTTACTATGAAATCAGGTGAGAGAAATACATTTACTGCTCAAATAACTAATTGGTCAGGAACACCAAACTTTACATTTGCTTTAAGTAGCACTGATTACGCTACTCTTGATGCACAAAGTGCAACAGCAGGAACTGTAAGAGTTACAGGTAAACCAGTTAATACAAATAGACAAGTTGTATTGACAATAAATGAAACAAATACTGGAAAATCTAAGACAGTTAATATAACAATACAACCATCATCAAAAGGTGATACAATAAAATAGAAGGAATAGGAAATGAGTAAAGTAACATTTGATTTAAATAGAGATATCGTATCAGAGGATAATCAAACTCTAACATCAGGTATTTGGTCAGAAGGAGCCTCATCCCTAACAGCTTTCTATACATCATCTACACAATCAAGTTCTAATGGACAATACTTTTTACAAGTATATAACAAAGATACATCAGATTCAACATCTGCTAAACAATTCGCAATTATGTATGGACATAAAGGTGGAAGTGGTTCATTAGGTAAACCTGGAACAGCAGGTGGTAGAGATACAGCCGCTGTGTATGGACAATTATTAAATTTAACACAACCACCAGAAACAGAATTATTTGATTTTGGTAGCACTACTGCTTTAACTAACCATCACATTTTTGGAATCTTATTTGACAGAAGTCGTATGAGAGAAAAAGTAGACCCAGGAAATTGGGAATTAGTTTTAGCGGGGCCAAATGGTTCAGCTACACAAAAAGTATCATTAATTGATGATAGTTCTACAAACACATCAACTATTAATGATAATGGGGTTACAGAATACAATGTTGTAACTGGTTCTATACAAGGTGGTTCAACAACTATTCACACAGCTGCCTCTTCAATGGCAGCCGCAACAGGTTCTTATGGTAAGTTTTATCCAGATTTTGGATTGATTGTTTTAAGTGCTAACGCATTAGAAAAATCACAACTTGGTGGTAAAGGAGCCGCTAAACCAGCGTTTAGTCCATATTTTGAATTTACTTCTTTTGTTGATACAGATTACACAGGTTCAAATACACTATATAATGTAGCTTCACATAGTTTACATAGATTTTTTGACTCAATGAGTTCAGGTTCATTATTCCAAGCTCGTAGAGAAGAAGTAGTAAGTTCAACTCACTATTTTTGTAGAGTAAGAAACGATAAATTTAATAGAAGTAACAATCCAACTTGGGTTACTGGTTCAGACGGAACACCAAGAATTCAATCATTTAAAACAAGTCCAAAGACTTATCTTACAACAGTAGGATTATATAATGACGCTGATGAACTATTAGCGGTAGCAAAATTAAGTCAACCAATTCTAAAATCAAAATCAAGAGAAGCTCTGATTAAAGTTAAATTAGACTTTTAATAGGGGATATCATCAATGGGTATCTATAAAAATCTAAAACCCGAAGATGTCGCACTTAGGTCATTTCAAGTCCATAAGGAGTTCACATTTACAAATATCGATAGTGGTAGTGGAGTCTACGGAATTCGTGCCATAAGTGGTAGTATCTATAATTTCAAATCATCAACAGCAAATTCACAAAGTTTCGGAGAATATAATTCCATCTCAGCATCATTAGGAAAAAAACCTTATTGGGCAACTTATTACGAAATCCCGACATACGGTATGATAAATTCAACATTCTATTATGATATTAATGTAATAGACGCACAAGATGTAGATTTAACTCATTGGAATAAAGTTAGTTCTTCAAGAGACCCATTTATATCAGTTTCAGGTTCAGATTTTCCTGATAGAATTTTACGAACTAAATTTCAATCACGAGATTTACACGCTTCAGCATCAATAATATCAATACCACAAGAATTTTGGGGAGAACAAATAAAACCAAAATCAGTTACAATCACAGATAATAGCACAGATATCACAATGACATTAAAAGACGATGGATTAGGAAATATTTATGATAATACCTATTCATCATCATTTACAATAGCTTCTGAATCGTTTGGAACAGATGGTCAAATTACTGGTAGTATAGTCGGTAATGTTATGTATAATCACGGACTAATTATTATTACAGACACTGGTTCTTATAAAGATGTAGGAAACACTGGTGGTTCAGATGGTTGGTCAGTAAAATTTAAAGGAACTCAAACTATCTATGAAAGAGAAATACAATGTTCATCTGAAAGAGGAGAATTTCAGATAAGTAATAATCTATCAATAACACCTGGTTATAGTGGTAGTCAAAGAATAGAAGCAGGATTTTTAAGTGGTAGTTATGGAACACAACACAGATTATTAACACCAATTTGGCCAGCAAGTTCATCATTTAAGACAAAGACAGAAACAAATGAAGCAGGAAATAGTTATACTGTAAATGATTTATATGAAGGAACAAGTTCAATACACAATTTCGCAACAGGTTCAGACTTCAATCCATACATCACATCAATAGGATTATATAACTCTAATAACGAATTATTAGCGATTGGTAAGTTAGCTAAACCAATAAAGAACGAAAAAGAATTAGATATGAATTTTGTTGTAAGATTTGATGTATAATAAAATTAAAACATCTATATTTATATAAGGAGATATAAATATGCCAAACAGAGCTGCAAAAGATAGAAAAGCAAAAAGACAAAAATTAAATGCTAAATGGGCAAGAGAAGGTAGAACAGCGAACCAACATAAGAAATGGAAAGCTAAAAATCCACAAGCAAACCGTCCTGTATATGGGAGAAGATAAAATGATAGGAGTAAAAGAAGACATAAAACAAGATGTTATTAAAAGTTTCGCTATCAGAAACTCTCTAAATTCAAATATATGGAAAGATGGAAAGATAGACCCAGAGATTAGATTAAAACTATTAACCATAGGTAAAAATTTTTTTAAAGATTTAGAATTAGAACCAAATGTAAAACTATACGATATAACTTTAACAGGTAGTATTTCTAATTACAATTGGTCAAAATTTTCAGATGTAGATTTACATTTAAGATTAGATTTTAGTGAAGTAGATGACGATAAAAATTTTGTAAAAAATTATATGTTAGCTAAAAAAACTATATGGAACGACAAACACGATATTACAATTTATGATTTTCCAGTAGAAGTTTATGTAGAAGATATAGGTGATACTCACATAGCTTCTGGATTATATTCAATTTTAAAAGATAAATGGTTAGTTATTCCAAAAAAGAAAGAATTAAAGATTGACCTTGACGATATTCGTTCCAAGGCAGAAGGATATGTAGGTTCTATTGAGACTTTAAAAGAGTTAATGAAACTTGGTAGATATAAAAAAGTAGTCCAAATGATTGACGATATAAAATCTAAATTAAAACGAATGAGACAATCAGGATTAGAAAAAGGTGGGGAATTTTCAGTTGAAAATTTAGCGTTCAAAGCACTTCGTCGTTCACCGTTCATTGCAACTATTTCTAAAATGAAAGTGGATGCATATGATAAAGCAATGACAATGGAAAATGGTATAGTAAAAGAAGATGTCAAAATTCCAGTAAAAGTTGGTGACACCGTTAAAATGGGTAGGTTCAAAAATAAAAAAGTTAAAATCAAATCAATCAAATGGAATGAAAAAGGTGATTTACTTTTTAATGGTAGACCAGCTTTAAAGTTTAGATTACCAGAAAAACAAGTAAGTGAATGTGTAGCATTCTCAAAGAAATGTGGTAAAGATGTTGTATTAGGAAAAAATCGTGATAGAAATTATACACCAGAATTAAAAGTCGTTAGAGAGATGAGTGGTAATGGTGTAGAACTTTGTTATATGGTAGACCAAGACACAGACTGGTCTGAAGGTATGAACTCTAAAGGTATTGGATTGGTTAATTCAGCATTATTCGTAAAAAGAGATGAAAAAGACTTTGATAAAACAAAGAAAAACAAAGCTCCTTCAAAAGACGGAATTCGTATCAGACACGCATTATCAAAGGACACATTAACAGAAGTTGTTAAATCATTGATTGGGTTTGATAGTGGTGTAAAAGGACACACACTTGTAAGTGATGGAGAAAAATTAGTTGCTATTGAAAACACAAGTAGAACTAAACCAAAAGTAAAAGTTCACAATATTAATGAATCACCATTAGTTCGTTCTAATCACGGAATTGAACACCCAGAACAAGGATATACAAGAGGTGAAGATAGAATTTCATCTGAAACAAGAATGAAAAACGCATTAAATCTATTAAACAAAACAAATAAATATAAAGAAATATTCCCACAATTTTATAACCACACACAAGATATGGGGCCTAAATATGATTTAGTTAGAGCTCAAAATAAATTATGGACTTCAAGTCAACTTTTAATGAATTTAAATAAGAACGAAATGACTTTATATCTAATACCTGGAGCAGTAAAATTTGTAGGTGTAGAAAACAGATTACCAAATAATCACAAACCAAAAATAAAATTAAAAGTTCGTCAATACGAACATTCACCACACGACAAATATGATACATTTGTTACCACAGACGAAAAACCTAAAAAAAGTGCTATCAAAGACGCAGATGTAGTTGTGGAAGGAGTTGATGACCCTGGAATTCTAAAAGCAATATTTTTAGCAGGTGGGCCTGGTAGTGGAAAAACTTGGGTAGCAAGAGGATTGTTCGGAATACCTGAACGAGTTAATGTTTCTCAATCTGGATTAAAAATGGTAAATACAGATAAAGAATTAAAATATTTATTAAACAAATATGGTTTCGGAACTAATTTAGATATTTTACCAGACGAAGTGTTTAAGAATTTAACAGACCCTACACAAAAAGATTATTCTGGATTACGAAGTTTCGCAAAAGAATTAACTGGGGTTAGAAAAGAACAATATATGAATGGTCGTTTAGGTATGATTATCGATGGAACAGGAGATGATTTCAAAGAGATAAGAAAACAAAAAAGAGAAGTAGAAAAGAAAGGATATGATACTTTTATGATTTTTGTTAATACTTCGTTAGATATAGCATTACAACGAAATGAAAAACGAGATAGAGTTTTACCAACGGGAATTGTTAAACAATCACACAGAGAAGTAACGAAAAATATAGGTGGATATCAAGGACTATTCGGTGGTGGTAACTTTTTAGTTATAGATAACAACAAAGATTTAGATGAAGAAAAAGCACAAAAAAGATTTAATATGTTGGTAAAAAGAGGTATCAGTAAATTTGTTAATAAACCGATTAAAAATAAAATTGGACAATCTTGGATAAGAAAACAAAAATTATTAAAAAAGATGCCAAAAGAAAATTTGGAAGATATTGTTTCAGAAGGAAAAAGTTATAAGATTACGAAAGAAAGTTTGAAATTAGTAAAAAAATTAGAGAAAAAGTATAGAGTAAATTCAAGACTTAAAATCAAATCAGGTAAAACAAAAGGTGAGTATGATTTTATAAATGATATTATCGTATTAAGACCAGAATATAAGAATTTTAAAGATTTTTTAGAAACGGTTTTTCACGAAATTTATCACGCAATGGATAGCAAAAGATATGGTAGAAAGAAATTTGTGAAAAAGTATCAAGAAGCAGGTGATATTGTTGTTAATAAAGGATATGATTTCCACAATGACAATCCATATGAAATTGCAGCTGAAAAATGGGGTATAAAAACAGCAAGACAATATATGAGAAGAAACAAGTAAAAAAATAATTGATTTTGGGTAATCTCAATTATATTTATTATTGGTTATGAAAACGAGAAGTGCTAAAAACAAAGGTAAAAGGTTACAGAATAAAGTCCGAGATTTAATCTTGGAAAAATTCAAACAATTAGAAGAAGATGATGTTCGTTCAACTACTATGGGAGATAGTGGAGAAGATGTTTTATTATCACCAGCCGCAAGAAAATTATTTCCATTTGCAGTAGAATGTAAAAATCAAGAGAAGATAAATATCTGGTCGTCAATAGAACAATCAGAACAGAATGCAGGAAAGCACATACCTTTATTAGTTTTCAAACGAAATAGAAGTAAAAAATACGCAGTATTAGAATTTGAAAAGTTATTAGAGTTATTAGATGAAAATAGTAAATCTACTCAATAGAGTATTAAAATCACAAGGACAACAATTAACAAAAGAAAACGAATATATGTATTGGAGTCCATTTGTTGCACACCATAAACCTAAATTACAAGTCAATATTAAAAATGGTAAATGGCATTGTTGGGTTTCTGGTGAAGGTGGGCACAATTTCTTTCAGTTATTTAAGAAAGTAGGAGTAACACAGAAATATTATGATGAATTAAGACAATTATCCAATGAATTTGTTTCTTATGATTATATTCCGAAAACCAAATCAAAAAAAGATGTAAAATTACCAGATGAATATAAACCAATGTGGATTGAATCCAAAGCACCAATTTATAAACACGCTTTAAAGTATTTAAAATCAAGAGATGTTTCAGAAGATGATATGATTAAATATTCAATTGGTTATTGTGAAGATGGATTATATTCAAACAGAATTATTATTCCTTCGTATGATGATGAGGGAAAATTAAATTTTTTTGTTGGTAGAGATGTGTTTGATAGTAAATTAAAATATAGAAATTCACCAACACCGAAAGATATTATTGGATTTGATTTATTTGTAAATTGGGAAGAACCAATATTATTAGTTGAAGGAGCTTTAGATGCAATAACAGCAAAAGTAAATTCAATCCCGTTGTTTGGTAAAACAATTATGAACAAATTAAAAAAGAAAATTCTACAAAAGAAAGTTAAAAATCTATATATTGCACTTGATAATGATGCAGTAAAAGATAGTATGAGAATTGTAGAAGAATTAATGAATGAAGGAATTAAAGTTCATATGATTACAATGACTGAAAAAGACCCTAATGATTTGGGTTATGAAAAATTTACAGATATAAAAGATTTAACAAAAGAAACTTCTTTTAGACAATTAATGAAATATAAACTTGGGATGGTTTAATTGAAAAGAACAAGAATTAATATTCCTTTTAAGGAAATTAAATACATACATCACATATCTGATGTTCATATCAGAAATTTAAAACGACACGCAGAATACGAACAAGTATTTGAGAAGTTGTATAAAAAAATAGGCGAAAATCGTGAAAATTCCCTTATTTATATCGGTGGAGATATAGCACATTCAAAAACCGATATGTCACCTGAACTCGTAGACCAAACTTCCCGTTTTCTAAAATCTCTTTCAGAGATTTGTCCTACGATAGTTATTACAGGAAACCACGATTGTAATTTAAATAATAGAAATAGGTTAGATGTTTTAACACCTATTATTAGTAATTTAAATTTACCAAACCTACATTATCTTAAACACTCTGGTGTTTATGATTGTGGAGATGTGAGCTTTGTGGTTTGGGATGTATGGGAAGATGAAGAGAACTACATTAAAGCAAAAGATTTTAAAGCCGATACAAAGATTGTTTTATATCACGGTACGGTAGATAGGTCAAAAACTGATGTAGGATTTTCACTACCAGGTAAGGTTACAATAGATTATTTTGATGATTATGACTTGGGTCTAATAGGTGATATTCATAAAAGACAATATTTAAACGAAGAAAAAACTATTGCTTATTGTGGTTCTCTGATTCAACAAAATCACGGGGAAAGTATTGGACACGGATATGTGTTATGGGAAGTTCCAACAAGAACAGGAGAATATATTGAAATCCCTAATGATTATGGTTATTATACAATTGATATTGATGATGGAATAGTTCCAGATGTTAAAGGAGTTCCAAAGAAAGCAAGATTACGAGTTAGAATATCTAATACAGACGGAGCACAATTAAAGAAAGCGTTAGCAGTTATTCATCATAGATACGGAATTAAAGATGTTACCATAACACGAGTAGATAGACGAAATAGAGTGAGAGGAGAACATCAAATTGTAATAGGAGATGTTAATGATACAGATTATCAATATGAATTAATAGAGGATTACCTAAAACGAAATCACACTATTACTGATGAGATGTTGGTAAAGATTAAAAAATTAAATGAAGAAATTAATGATGAATTACCACCAGCAAGAGTTAAAAGAAATATAGATTGGAAAATAAAAAAACTTGAATTTTCAAATATGTTTTGTTATGGAGAAAATAATGTAGTAGATTTCACTCAACTTGACGGGATTGTTGGTATGTTCGCTCCAAATGCTTCTGGTAAGTCAACCTTATTAGATGCTTTATCTTTTTGTTTATTTGATATAACATCACGAACAACGAGAGCGGCTTCAGTTCTAAACAACAAGAAAAAGAGTTTTAATTGTAAGGTTAATTTTGAAGTTGGTGGATTAGACTATTATATTGAAAGAAAAGCAACCACAAGAAGTAGAGACGGGCATGTGAAAGTAGATGTGAATTTTTGGATGGTTGATGAAGGTGGTGATGTTGTTAGTTTAAATGGTGACCAAAGACGAACTACCAATTATAATATTAATCGTGTAATTGGAACATATGATGACTTTATTTTATCAACATTATCTACACAAAACAATTTTACCGTCTTTATTGATAAGACACAGAAAGAAAGAAAAGAATTATTATCTACATTTATGGGAACAGATATTTTTGATTCCTTATACCAATCAGCAAATGATAGAATTTCAGAAACACAGACCTTATTACGAGATTTTAATAAAATAGATTATGGTAAAATGTTAGCAGATTTACAAAAAGAAACTACAATATTAGAAGTAAAACAAACAGATTTACTTAGTAAAAAAGATGACAAAACAAAAATATACAATGATTTAAATTCTCAAATTATTAATTTAACGACACAATTAAAACCCGTTGATGATACAATTAGAGATATTAAAGTTCTGAAAAAAGAAAAATTTAAAAATGAAGAATTACTTGACACCGCACATAATGAAGAGAGTAATGTTGTGACAGAACAATACGACTTATCAGCAGTTATAGATGATTTAAAATCAACAATAAAAATTTATGAAAAGGATAATGTTTCAGAAAAATATGCTGAGTTAAAAAAACTTGAACAAGAAAGAAGTTTATTTGAAATAGATTTTGATAAATTAAAAGCAGAAGTTAAAGTTAAATTAGATAAGAAAGCTAAATTAGATATTTTGGGTTGGGATGATGATTGTAATTATTGTATGAGTAATCCATTTACATTAGAAGCTATTGAGATTGAAAAAAATCTGCCAAAAGACAAAGAGTTGGTTGTTGAGTATTTAGATAAAGAAAAAGAATTAGATAGTGAAATAAAAAATATGTCTAATGTTCGTGCTTTCAAAGAAGAATTAGACAACGCAAAATTACAATTAACTGAAGGTAAATTAAGAGAAGATAATCTTAATTATAGTTTACAATATATTAATGAAAGAAAACGAAACATAGAAACTCAAATAGAATCGGTTAGTAATGAAATACAAAGATACAAAGACCAAGAAAATAATGTAAAATATAATGAAAAGATTAAAACAAAAATAACTAAAAAAGAATTAGAATTATCTGATGTTGATGATAAAATTATTAAACTTAATGAAGATATAACAGAAGTTCATTCAGACATTAAAGTTAATGATAATGAAATGAAAAACATTAACAAGAAGATAAAAGAGATTGAAGAATTAGAAAAACAAAACCAAGCATACCATTACTATTTAGATGCAGTTAGACGAGATAGTATTCCATATGAATTACTTGAAAAAGCAATTCCTACGATTGAAGGTGAAGTCAATAACATTTTAAGTCAATTAGTTGAGTTCCAAATGTCGTTAGAAATGGACGGTAAAAATATTAATGCTAATATTGTATATGACGACTTAAACGAGTGGCCATTAGAATTATCAAGTGGTATGGAAAGATTTATCAGTTCTCTTGCAATGAGAGTTGGTTTAATAAATGTAAGTAATTTACCAAGAAGTAATTTTTTAGCGATTGACGAAGGTTGGGGAACAATGGATAGTGATAATATCAATTCAGTCTATAATTTATTCCAATATTTAAAGACACAATTCCAATTCGCGTTAATTGTATCGCATGTTGACTCTATGAGAGATGCAGTAGATACACTATTAGAAATCTCAAAAGATAGTAGTTTTAGTAGTATTAAATTCGATTAATCGTGGTTTTATTGATGCTGCAAGGAGAAAAAATGTATTTTGGGCAAAGTAGCTTATATATATATATGTAATAACAAAATAGTTATTTGACAATTGGAATTGGAAAGTATCAAGACCGTACATCTTGATATGGGATTGACCGAAAAATGAGTAACCAATGGAAGCTCATAAGGTAATCCGCTGTAGAGTTGTGGTAACTCAATCGGTGCTAAATATTGTATCGGTTTTCTTTGACAAAAGATACAGAATGTATTTCCGTAAAACAATAGAAAATGATTCTATTGACTTCATTTTGGGTAGGGTAAAACCAAATCCCAACTTGTGACAGAATTAAGCTACTCTTGGAGAGCTAATGTAATCACATAGGAGTTGTATCCACTTTAATGACTTTAACCAAGTTGAGAAGAACTTTTGTAACTGAAAGATGTGAGGTATGAAGTAATAATAAATCCAAGACGGAAATTGTAGGTAATCATTAGTCCTACATCCCCACATAATTCCATAAGATTTTTGGAGAACCCAAGATTTTCAGTTTCCACCTATATACAAACTTGAGAACACGGGTTCTCTTTTTATATAATAAAAAAACAAACATAGGATGTTAGAATGATAATACAAGAAAAAAGAGAATCGTATTGAATATTCGATACGAATAATAGAGGCAGGCAAGACAAGCCGTAAGTCCAGAGACAAAGAAAAGAGCCCCTTTGAGGTGTGTCCATATCGTTGTGATATGGAAACGATTGAAATATCGTTGTGAAGACAAGTCTTAAATGCTAGTCAATAGACCACAATCAAGGAGCAGGAGAAAACCAGAAACACATTATCATCCTAAACTTCCAGAATCACTTGCTTAAAACCCCAAAAATAACACAAAAATCAGAGAAAAAAATTTTATGAGAAAAAACTTCTACGAAACCAGTATAGGTTTTGTAATTAATAACAAAAAGCAGTTGACTTTAAGAAAAGGCTATATTATATTAGAATATTATGAAAATTTGTCCAAGATGTAAAAAGAAACACAAAGATGAGATGATTTTACACCCGAAACATTGTTTTAAGTGCGTTTTAGATATGCACGCGAATTATGTTGAAAAAAAAAGTAAAAAAGCTCTTGACTCTTAATGCTAGGGCAGTTATATTATGTAAAAAGGAGAGATATTATGGTTGAAAAAATTAAACAATTATTAGATACATTAGAACAAGAGATTACAGACGGATATAATACTTTACCAGAGTATGATAAAAATACTGAAGGTAAGGGTTATATTAATCTGGCTCAGAACACTTTGTATAAATTACAAAAAGAAATAGAAACTTTGGAACAAGGATTAGAACAAGGTAAAAATTTTTCATTATTGGGGTAAACAATGGCTGATAGACAAAAAAGATATAGAGTAGCAATATATGTAGATATATTTGTTCCTGAAAGTTATACCGTTGGTAAAGATTATTCAAGACAAGACGCTAATTTCGTAGCAAATCAAGTTGCAAGACAAATAGAAGATAAAATCAATCCAGAGTGGAAATATTCTGAAAGAAATTACTGGATTGGTAATGCTTATGTTGGTGGAATAGCCGATACTGATAGTTGGGGTGAACTATTAGATTTAGGTAGAAACGATTCAGGTGGAGCTTGGGATTAATAAAAATAGCTCTTGACATTAACAAAAAAATTCAGTAACATTAGATAGAAATGAGATATAACAAACAGAACAATTTTTCGTCTTTCTGGTTGGGTGATACTTTTGAGAATAAATCACTCATAGAAAACGAACAAGAAAAACCAAAAGTTGACTATATTAAGTTAGCCTCTTATCAAAGAGCGATTTCTAACTTTGTCAATATTGTAACTGCTAAGAATATCCCTGTTAAGTTCTCAAAAAGAGGCGATAGTTATACAGACGGGGAAGTTGTTACAATTTCTTCTAAACTTGATGATAAATTATTTGATAGTTCAGTTGGATTAGCACTTCACGAAGGTTCTCACATTTTACTTTCTGATTTTGCTTTTCTAAAAACACTTGGTTCAACTATTCCAAAAACCTTTTATAAGTTAGCGAATAGTAAAGGTTTAACAAATATGGAAGCTAAAACACTTGTCAAACATATGTTGAATTATGTTGAAGACAGGAGAATTGATAATTATGTTATCACTACTTCCCCTGGTTATAAAGGTTATTATTTATCTATGTATGACAAATATTTTCATAGTCCAACGGTAGACAAAGGACTAAAATCAGCAGACGAGATGAGAGAAAAAAATCTTGATAGTTATTTATTTAGAATTATTAATTTTACTAATGTAAATACTGATTTAGATGCTCTACCTGGTCTAAGAGAACTTTGGAACAAGATAGATTTAAGAAATATTTCAAGATTAACTACTACTGGAAAAGCTTATCAAGTAGCATATGATATGTCCAAAATTATTCTGAATAATTTGGATACGATTAATAGTGATGACAAATTTAATGAAATCAAGAAAAAACTTAATCAAGGATTAAAAGAAGCACAAGATAATGATGATGATGATATGGTTAATGATTTCGCCGCTGAAAGAATTAAACAATTTATTGATAAGTTTTCAGAGAATATGAGTTATGAAGATTTATTAAATTCAGTTGAAGTGGAAGCAGGTTATTTAGGTGATAATGGAAAATTAGAAAAACAAATTCAAGATATGAAACAGAGTTTGTTTTCAGGTTTATCAGATGCTCAGAAATCTGAATTAAGAAAAAAAATTGAAAGAGTATTAGAGAAACAGAAAAAGTTCTTGGAAGGAAAAATCACAAAAAGAAAACTTTCCAAAAAAGATATTCAACAAGTAGAAGCCGTTTCAGAGTCTGGAACTACTTATAAAGATGTTTTGAATGATAATAAACATAAACATCTACAATCAAATAGATATAGAGCTACTGGAGATTCAAAAGTTATTGTTGTAAAGAACTTAACAAAATCATTAATTGATAGTGATATGTTTCCAAATTTACTTGCGGATAGTCGTGGTTATTGGAATCACAATGATAAACAAGCTATAGTTCTTGAAGGTTTAAGACTTGGTAAAATGTTAGGTAAAAAATTGCAAATTCGTGGGGAACAAAGATTATTAAAAAATACAAGATTAAAAAGTGGTAGAATTGATAAAAGACTTGTTGCAGAACTTGGGTTCAATAACGAAAGTGTTTTCCACAATATTGATATTGAAAAATATCCAGACGGGTTCTTACACATTTCTTTGGATGCAAGTGGTAGTATGTATGGTAGTAGTTTTGATAACTCATTAACTTGTGCTATTGCTATTATTCAAGCCGTTGATATGATACAAAACTTTGATGTAGTATTTACATTAAGAGGAACTTCATCAAAATATTCAGGTGGAGCTGATGTTCCAGTTATTCTCTATGCTTATGATAGTAGAGTTGATAAGATTTCAAAAGTTAGAAAACTATTTAGATACTTATCTTGTGGTTCAACTACTCCTGAAGGATTATGTTATGAAGCGATTATGGAAGAAATGATTTATACTACTGATAAAGTAGATAGTTATTTCTTGAACTTTTCAGACGGAATGCCAATGTATTCAAATGATGAAATGTATTATAGTGGTGAAGAAGCAAGAATTCACACCAGAGATATGGTTAATAAAATGAGAAAAATGGGAATTAATGTTTTATCATACTTCATTTCAAAATATGAAAGTGATGATGATAGTAGGTATATGGGAGATTTTAAACAAATGTATGGTTCGGATGCAGAACAGATTAATATTCTTTCAATTCCACAAGTAGCAAAAACAATGAATAATTTATTTTTGAGAAAAAAGTGAAAAAGCTCTTGACTTTAACAAAAAGATTTAGTAATATTAGATATATGATGATTAATAAAAAGAAAAGGATAACCAATGAATAACTTAGTTGTAAAAATTGAGAAATCTGGAAACAGATATAATGCTTGGGACATTAATGGTAACAAGTATACTTCTCAAATTTCAATTGGTGCTCGTAAGAAAGCTTTCGAGAATGGAACAGCTCTTGAACAAAGAGTTAATAAAGCTGGTAAAAATTACTGGTGGGCAGTTCCTATGTCGGAGTTTGAAGTGAATTCAATCCCAGTTAATACTGGTGATATTGAAGTTCCACAAGAACACCAAGAAGTTCTAAATTATATCCATAGTTCTTATTCACTTAAACCTGTTGGTTTAGTTATGAATGAGTTGAAATGGAAATATTTAGTTCGTTCCGCAGTTCGTGGTAAAAATATTATGATGACCGGCCCCGCTGGTTGTGGTAAGACACTTGCTGCTAAATCTCTGGTAAACGCGTTAGAGCGTCCAGATTTCTACTTTAATTTAGGTGCTACTCAAGACCCGAGAGCTACCTTAATCGGTAATGTTCACTTTGAGAAATCAAAAGGAACTTACTTTTCAGAATCACTTTTTGTGAAAGCAATTCAAACACCAAATGCAGTGATACTTCTTGATGAGTTAAGTAGAGCTCACCCTGAAGCCTGGAATATTCTGATGACCGTTTTAGATAGTGGTCAAAGATATTTAAGACTTGATGAACAAGATGGTCAAGCGACTATTAATGTTGCTGAGGGCGTTACTTTCGTAGCGACTGCGAATATCGGTAATGAATATACTTCCACAAGAGTTTTAGATAAAGCGTTAATGGACAGATTTACCATTATTGAAATGGATGTCCTGAACAATACAGAAGAGTTAGGATTACTTCAATATATGTTTCCTAATGTTGATATTGAATCGTTAGACGCTGTTTCTCAAATTTCACACCAAACAAGAGTTGAAGCCTCTAATGAAAATCCAAAGATTTCTAATGGAATTTCTACGAGAACTTCGGTTGAGATTTCTGGACTATTGTTTGACGGATTTTCACTTCCTGAAGCGTCCGAAATTACAATTTATCCACAATACTCAAATGATGGTGGTTTAGATTCTGAAAGAACTTATGTGAAGCAGTTAGTTCAAAAGTTCATCAAAGATGACAGAACAGCTGATGAAAGTTTATTCAACGAAGACGAAGTTGAAGGTTCAGATGATTTAGACTACTAATTAGATTAGTAGTGCGGGGTAGAGTTGTTTTCCTTTCTTATCTACCCCGTAAATAACAAATAGAAAGGTTAAAAAGGAGTTGTAATATGACAACCAAATTGCAGCAACATAGTGAAGAATGTGGTTATGCTTTAGAAGCTTTAGCAAGACTTTTAAACAGATACGACAGAATCGCAGTTGAAACAGCAGTAGGTAAATCAACAATGGAAATATTAGTTGATTACCAAAAAGAACATCGCAAGATAGAAGAACGAAACGAAGAAATAAATAGAGAGTTAGCATATAACTTTATTCAATCTGAAAAATCAGAAGGCCAAAAACAATGGGAAAAAACTTGGTTAGATTGGGTAGAGAAAAAAAATATTGAAACTCAGTAGTTGTTCGGAATACGATAGATATGTAGTGATGTGTGATAAAGGACAAAACAAGTTATCTTCTGAATATATTTCCTTTTTGAAATTTAAAAATGTTCAAGACGCATTAGTTAAAATTTCACAGACACACGGAAAAACATATATGTATGACGGACAAATGCACGACAAAGGAATGACTTGTGCACAAGCAGACAGAGTATTAGATAATATATTTAATGCAAAAACTAATATGGAAACGATTGGTTTAATCGTAAAAGTCGCAAGACAAATAGGTTTTCACGAGATTACAGTGCCGAGGAAAATAAAATGGCAAAAATAGTTGAAGGAAAATATAAACTTATTAGAGATTATACAAGTATTGAGGGAGCATTATATACAAATGAAGTTGTTAATGTGTATGAGAATAACACAAGGCCTGGACATATACGAGCGAAAGATAGTATGGGTAGAGTGTGGTTTATCCCTAAAAAATATTTGAAAAAAATATGATGTTTTCTTAACTTACATTATATTTATATATGAAAGAATTAATATCGCTCAAGAGAGGATATTAATGTTAGACTAACAGTTAACAAAATAAGGAGAAAAAAATGACTAAAGTTGCATTTCACACAAACTTCCCGCTAATCGACAGGGAAGATTTTTTAACCCCATTTGACAAAATGTTTGACCAAATAGTAGAGGCATCGTTTCCAGATGTTACTAAATCTATTGGTGTTAAGCCTTTTCAAGGGACAGCATATCCAAAGGTAAATGTCTATGAATATGACGATAAAGTTGGAGTTGTTGCAGAAATTCCTGGTTTAGATAAAAAGGACTTGAAAATTGAAGTAGAAAACGGAAAACTTACAATTTCAGGTGATAAACACGGAATCTTTGATGACAAAGGTGCTAAAGTAATTCGTAGAGAATTAAAGCACTCATCTTTTAGACGCTCATTTGAATTAGGTGATTTACTTGACGGAAGCAAAATCAAAGCAAATTTCAAAGACGGACTTTTAAGTATTGATGTGCCTAAAACAGAACCGAAAAAACCTGAAAAGAAGCTCGTTAAGATTTCTTAATGAGAAAATTCGTTTCGATTGGGGAAGATAGGTATCACATACTTGCAGAAATTCCGATTACTTCTAATATTAATTTAGAAGCTTTAAAAAAAAGTTATAGAGCAGATACTATTCTTCAGAATGATGATACCTATTACCCTGCCCGAAAGATGATTGATGTTGAAATCAAAGAAATAAAGGTTACTAAGGAATAAAGGGAATTGGGGTGGGCTTTTTCAACTAATCAATACTTATTACTATGACAGATATAAGTAAAAAATTTAAAATGATTATTAAACACGAGGAATTGTTTAAAGACAACAGAGTTGTTATGGAACGATTACGAGAAATGGTTAATACAAAACAATCATTTAACAATATTACAAGAGATGAAATTGAAGCTCTTTACATATATCTAAATCGTCATAATTTACCAAAATCATAGGAATCAATATGAACAAATTTCAACTTTTATTAGGATTGTCAGCACTCTTTATCGCAGGGTGTGCCGCATTCTTTTCTGTATTTGGTATAGCAAAATTATTTAGTGGAGCCTTTTTTGCAGTCGTAATTATGGCCAGTTCATTAGAAATTGGTAAATTAGTTACGGCTTCTTTTTTATATAGATATTGGGATAAGATAAATCAGTTTCAAAAATTTTATATGGCCGCGGCAACAGTAATTCTTGTTTTAATCACAAGTGCTGGTATATTTGGGTATTTATCTAACGCATATCAAGGAGCAACTATTGAGTTTGAGAAACAAACCACAGCACTTTCCTTTAAAGAAGAACAAATTGAACAGTTAGAAGAAGATAAAATTTTTCTAAAAGACGAGTTAGAACAATCAGTAGCTTCTTTACCAGACAATTATGTAACAGCGAAGAGAAAACTTCGTGAGGATTACAATCCACAGATTTTAGGTATCAATTCAGACCTATTAGAATTAAAAAGAGAAGTAGGGGATTTAAAAACCGAATTGGTAGAAACAGGAGTAGATGTAGGGCCTGCAATATATTTAGCCAGAGCATTCAATACCGATATTGATACCGTAGTAAAGTTTTTTATATTTATACTGATATTTGTATTTGACCCGTTAGCAGTAATGTTAATAGTAGCGTATAACCAAGTTCTTTTGGAAAATCAACCTAAAAAAATAGTAAAAAAAAAGAAAAAAATAATTAAAATTGAAAAACCTATTGAAAAACCAAAAAAGGTTCTTGGCAGAGGGTTTTACAGACCTTAATTAGTTTTTTTATCTACTATTAAAACTCTCTTTTTTCTACAATTTTGCTCTATTAAATTCTCAACATAAGCATACATCTTATAACCATTATCTTTACAATATTCTTTAAGCATATCCCTATATTTTGCTCTGATTTTTATATCTACAAACTTATCCATACTAATAAGTAGTTTTTTCATAAAAAAATCATACAAAAATCATAAAATAAATACACTTTTTTTGTTTTAAGATATTTATGGATATATGGCAATTCTACGAAAAAGATTACAAAAACAAGACCTTACAACGATTGAAACTTATGTAAATGATACCACATTTAATTCTACATATTTTAATGTTTTAAGTATAGAAGACACTATACCTGGTGGTAAAAGTTCATTCCAAATATTAGGTTCAAAATATTTAACTCCTGATGTAGAACTTAGGGTTGAATTATTAGATAAAAATGGAAATCCAGTTTTTATTGAAGCAATTAAGTATCTTGGTGATAAACCTTCAAGACATATTTCAATAGAAGTATATGAGGATACACCAGCAGGAATAGGAACACTCACAATACTTGGTTCAGCAGAATTTTTAGCAGATGGTAATCCTATTCCAGAAGAATGGAAAGGTTTGTATAATATTAAGTGGGAAAGAAGTGTTTATATTGACCCGAAAGAAAAAAATACACAACCAATATTATTTCAAGGCCAAGCCGTAGGATTTAAAGAATTTGATAGATATCAATTACCAACATTAGATATCTCAGAACAAATTAGAGGAGTTATTATTCCAAGTGGTTCTGGTGGAACAACACTAACAGGATTTGTAACACAATCAACATTTACTGGTGGTAATTATCAAGCAAACGCAAGTAGTTTTGATAAACCTTCTGATGTTAAAGATGCATCTACTGAAGATGTTTATGGTAATCCCTTTCCAAAACCAAATTCGCCTATTATACCATCAAATACAACATATGGCCAAAAACCAAAAAATCAAGCAGTAGATAGTCCTGTTGAAACATTTACAAATAGTGATATAATATATGAATCAATTCACGGAATTGGTAATGGACTTATAGACCCACCTGAAATTCTTCACCCGTCAGACCCTTTACCACCAGAAGAACCAAATTTCACTGGACAAGGAACATTAATTAAAAAAACTACTGGTGACCCACTTAGAGCAGAATTTGAAGGAGGTATATTTAAGGCAGTTCCAAGCGTAAATTTTGATTTAGTTCAAAATGTAAAAGGAGATTCATATACAAGTTCATCATTTACTGCATCAGTTATAGCAGTTCATAGTCCAGAGTTAATGGAAATTGATAGACCATTTACAATACAAAATCAAACAGATTTTCCGAATAAAAATTTCAAAGTTCCACACAAAGCAACTTCTTTCACAATTGATTATGAACCAGCAGGACAAACACAAAATAGTGGTTCAGGAGAAAGTACCGTAGTATTTAGGTCTTTCGCAGATGTCACTATTAAGAATCTAAAAACATTTTCTGGGGATGTTCATAGAATAAAAGCATTTACCAAAGGATTTTCAGAAGCAGGAGATTTTACTTTAATAGCAGATAGATTGGTAGACGCTTCTGATGTTTTAAATGATAGAACTTCACCAAGTTTAAGACAAAAAACTGGTGTTTTCCAAACACAAGGACATTTAGACAAAAATTGGACACTCACAAGAGTAGTAAAAGGTAAAAATGTTACAAGTATTTCTACAAGTGGTAGTTTAACTTTTACTTCAACAACAACACCAGCATTTATGAATGGAGTTCTCATATCAGGTTCTAATGGTATGGCCGATGAATCTATCATATTCGAATCAAAAACATCAAACTTAAAAGTAAGACCAGACACAGATTATGAATTAAAATTAAGAGCGATATTAAAAGTTGGTGAAAAAGATAAAATAAACGCCGATGGAACTACTTCACAAGAAGCAAGAGCAAAAGTAAGATTTTATTTAAGTGGAAGTAAAATAGAACAAAATATCAGAAGTTTAGAAGATATAGAAGGGGTGAAAAATAGTTATGGTGACCCTGTAAGATGGAATGATGCAAAAGATGAAAACAAAGGTGAAGTAATAGTATTACAATCAAGAGATTCAGACAATAGTGTTGGAAGATTAATAGATTTTGGTATTGTTAGATTACCATTTAAACCAAACTTTGAAAATGATGTTGTAGTAAATGACGATACAAGTTTACAAATAGAAGTAGAAGCAGGACAATTATATTTACAACGAGTAGAGTTATTACCAGCAACAGAAACGAATTTCTCACCAGACGAATTTACATTTGTCGCTCCAATGCCTAAACTTAGAACAAGACCAGATATATTTGATTTTAAAGTTGAGTTTTATGATAGGAACGCAAACAAAGCAGAATACTCTACTATAAAAGAAGCTATAACATTTGAAGGACAAAACGAAGTAATACAAGGAACTGACAATCTAATAACAGGTTCATTTTATTTAGGTAATTCATTATTAAGTGGTATAGAATTAGGTGGTGTAAATTCAGCATTTATTCGTTCCATAAATTATCACGGATTTTCATCAGCCTCAATGCAGGCAAACGGAACTGGTTCAGGATTTATGATGTGGAGTGGTTCAGTATTACCTAACTTATCTTCATCTGATAATTATCGTGGTGTTGGTATAGAACTTCACGATGGAAGTAGTTCATTTTTACAATACAGAACAGAAACAGGAGATGCTTCTGGTTCAGTATTTAAAGTTCAAACCAAAGACTTTATGTTTGGACAATCTGGTTCAGGTGGAGCGTTTATAAGTGGTTCTAATGGTAATTTAGAAATTAGTTCTTCTAATCTACATATATCAGGTGGAAATATATCAGCTTCACAATTATATATTGACGGAGGTTTTATTGGAGGTTCATTAGTAATTGATGATAGTGTTACTGTAGAAGCCGCAACAGCAAATCAAATTAGAGTTCCTGTTGGAGGCCCACCATTTAAAGCTGTAATATTATCTGATGGATACGCAAGATTTACAACTGGTTCTATCGCAAGTTTTAATATAAATGAAGACGCTATATTTACAACTGGTTCTAATTCATTTTATATTTCTGGTTCAGCCGCAGGAATACCAACACAAGACGGAGCACAAAATCAATTTATATCGGCATCTAAATTCCAAGTTAGTGCATTAGGTGACTTGACTGCATCAAATGTTTTAATCGAAGGTGGAGTAATTACGAGTGATGTTACAGTTCAAGGAACTTTCTCAGCTAATTCCATATTAGTTCCAGCTGGAGCAAACGCAAATACTGCAACAGCACAAATTAAAGATGATGGATACGCAAGATTTACAACTGGTTCTATCGCAAGTTTTACTATAGATACTAATGCAATATCTACGACAGGTTCTGACTCATTTTACATATCAGGTTCAGCCACAGGAATACCAACACAAGACGGAGCACAAAATTTATTTATATCATCTTCTTTCTTCCAAGTTAGTGCTAAAGGAGATGTAACAGGTTCAAATGTATTATTTGAAGGAGGAGTAGTTGGTGGATTTGAATTAGGCCCAAGTATTATTTCAAGTTCAAATGACGCTTTAATTTTAAAATCATCAGGACAAATCACAGGTTCATTAGTTCAATTTACGGGTGGAGATATTGGTGGTTGGACTATTGCAAGTTCAACATTAACAGGTGGAAATGTTCAGTTAAGTTCAGCAGGAACTATAAAGGTTGGTAGTGTAGCAGATGCCACAACAACAGCTACAACTAATGCTGGTTTCTTCGCTGATAATTCTGGTAATGTATTGATTAAAGGCAATGTATCAGGAAACGATTATATTAAAGTAACAGGTGGTGGTGGTATTGATATTAAATCCACAACATTTGATTTAGACGCTACAACAATTATTTTAGATAGTGGAACTAATAACGGAACTATCAGATTAGGAGCAAGTGGAGGCCCAAGTTCAGTATCTGCAAATACAGCCGGTATTTATATGGATGGAACAGGA